TATCATATTCTTTTTGCAAAAATTCTCTAGAATCCCATTCTTGCTGGGTGAAGTGTCTAGGTCGCATCCCATGCACATCCTTGTAAAAATCCCAAATAGTCAATTGCATTTGCTCAAGGGTAGTGTATTCATTAAACATTTTAGTCCTCCAAAAAGAATTGGTTAAGTGCGCCACGATATTCAGCCATGTTTGCAAATCGCAAACCATGACGATCACAGAATCGGTGGAATCGGTTTAATTGTGCTTTAGTGTATGTTTTGTTCATGTGTTTATTATATCAAATTTTCAACAAAAAAGTCAAGTGTGTAAAAATACAACATAGGGGAAAACACCTATTGACACGCGCCCAATTATACTAGTATAATTGGCGCCTGTTGCGTTTTCGCAACAGTCTTTTGTTTTCAATTTTTATCAACGCCTTTGATATAGATTTTTTCTAAGCCATATTCTAATTCCATATCTTTAGCCAATGCCTTAAAATATTTTCCGTGAATTTCTTTTTTTTTATTTTCTTCTTGCCATGCGTGAATTAACTCATGGGCAACCAATGTATCAAAATCCCTAGAGGCATTTTTAAGATAAATTGTAATTCTATGCTCAGACAATTTACCAGTTTTATCAGAGTAGCGAGGGATATAAAATCCATCGTATGATTTATTAGACCTTGTGTTGACCTTTAAAACCACAGGCTTTTTAAGGTCAAGGTATTCTATAAATTCTTTTAGTGTGTTCATTTTTAAAACAAAACAGCATAGAGAAAAATTGCGGCAACAAACATCAGTTTTATTAACGCAACTGACAACCAAAATTCAAAATCACGATCTATTTTATCTCTCATATCAATTCCTTAAAATTAAATTATATCACAAAAAAGAGTAGGGGCATAAAGCCCCTACAATCTATCAGGCTTTTTCAGCCTTGATAAATTCTGCAATCTTAGCGAGTGCAGTCTTATTCGCTTTAGTCAGCGAATCAGCATCAGCCTCAGAGAGTGCCAATGCAGTAGCGATGAAATCAGCGAATTCATCTTTTTTCACAACGGCTTCACCAGTCTTAGTGGTGTAAGTCTTAGCTACATAAACTTTCTCACGAGAAAGTTTAGCAACAACAGAGCGAACAGATTTACCCAATGCAGTAGCAATGGATTCAACAGTCACGCCAGCTTTATAGTCGGCAACCATGCGAGCAGTTTGCTCGGCAGTGTAGTTTACAGTTTTAGCAGTCATTTAAGTTTCCTTTCAGGGTTTCATTACAAAAGCAAAGTATATCACAAAGGGCATAGCAATGCAAGTCATTGCAAGGGCTAAGTCTAAAAATTCTTTTAGTTTGTTCATAGTGGTGTTCCTTGTCATCATGTGTTCTATTATACACACAAACAAAAGAAAAAACAAGTGTGTGCGTAAATACAACATAGGTGTTTATACCTATTGACAGGGGCGGTTATCGGACATATAATACTGCTAACGCCACGTGACCCACCCACACGCGGCCTATATGGGATTTTTTGGAAACAGCTTACGGTGCGTATGAAATCCACGCCCAGCGCGACCCTAAACTACACCAAACCTCCCACAAAAAAATTAACTTGTGCTCAAGCCCCCAAGTGTTATATAATGGACCAAAAGGATACTACCATGACACAAAATCTACCTGCCGAAACCGTCCGTATTGCACCGGAAATGCTCGAAGTAGCCAATTGTTACCTACAACTCAATGATCCGCGCCAAGTAGCCGAACACTTGGACTTGGATGTGGAAACCGTTAGCGAATACTTAAAACGCCGTGAGGTTAAAGCATATATTGATAGTGTATTTTTCGATTCAGGCTACAACAATCGTTTTTTAATGCGCCGTGCTATGGATGCACTAATCAAACAAAAGTTTTCAGAGCTTGAAGAAGCTGGAGCTGGCTCACAAAAAGACATTGCTGAATTACTAGCGCTTTCGCACAAAATGTCGATGGACTTATTAGACAAAGAAATTCAACTTGAAAAGATCAGGTCTGGAACTGCACCTCAAAAGCAAGTAAACGTACAAATCAATGAAGGCCTAGACGGATCAAAGTACTCAAAGCTTGTACAGCAACTTATTACTGGTGAAGGCATATAATGCAGCAGATCAATGACTGTGATGTGTTTAACACAATCAACGCCCAGGACTTATGGTGTTTAGACAAACTAATCCTAGCACGTCGACTAGGCTACTACTGCGGCCCTGCAGGTATTGCACCCAAGCCTGGAACTTACATAGTACGTCCAGTTATGAACTTGCGTATGATGAGTCGTGGTGCCCACATCACCTACCTAGATTCCGACTCTATTCCAGACGGATACTTTTGGTCAGAGGTGTTCTCTGGCAGGCATTTGAGTTTTGACTATGAATATGGTCAGCAAACACTAGCTGTAGAAGGCTTTCGCAATTCGGCTAGATTGGACAGATTTTCGCACTGGACTCGGGTAGATGACAGTTTTAAGTTACCAGCCGTGCTACAGGAGGTTGCCAATCGCTACCCGCATTTTAATGTGGAAGTGGTTGGTAGCTGTGTAATTGAAGTGCACTTTCGCTACAACGACGACTTTGCAAATCACACGGCTACCACCATTGTTCCTGTATGGCAGGATGAGTTCTATGCCAGTAAGTGTGGTGATCGACTAGGATTTATATTAAAGGACATGGATGTTAACTATTTCCAGAACTGATGTTGACTGCGACCATATCACCGAGTTTGGCCCAACCGAGCGCTTTATTAAGCTGCCGATTACCAACTACTTGAAGTTGTTAGACATCTACGATACTATTAATCGCCCCCAAGTTGCACTAATCAACGCAGTCAACGACCCCAAGTACAGATTCATTTGTGCTGCACTTGCACGCAGACTTGGTAAAACTTATATTGCCAATATTATTGGTCAACTGGTCACACTGGTGCCTGGCTGCAATGTACTAATCATGTCGCCCAACTATAATCTATCGGGGATTAGTTTTGAGCTACAACGTCGCTTAATCAAGCACTTTGACTTAGAAGTTGCCCGCGACAATCTCAAAGACAAGATCATTGAATTGGAAAATGGCTCGACTATCCGTATGGGTTCGCTATCAACAGTTGACTCGTGTGTTGGCCGCAGCTACGATCTTATTATCTTTGACGAAGCTGCACTAGGTGATGATGGCGAAGCAGCCTTTAACGTTGCCTTACGACCCACACTAGACAAGCCCAATTCAAAAGCCATATTTATTAGTACCCCTCGTGGTCGCAACAACTGGTTTTCTAGTTTCTACAATCGTGGATTTGATGAAAATTTTCCAGAGTGGATTAGCTTACAAGCTGATTATAGTGAGAATACTCGCATGGCCGAGTCGGATGTAGCAGAAGCTCGCAGGTCGATGAGCAAAGCAGAATTTGAACAAGAATATCTTGCAAGTTTTACTGTGTTTGAGGGTCAAATTTATGCACTATCGGAAGCTGCAGTTGAAACCATGCCTGAAAACATACGTGGTGAAGCCATTGCTGGCTGCGACCCTGGCTATCGTGACGCTACCGCATTTGTGGTAATTGTTTATGATTTTAGTGGTGACACATTCTGGATTGTAGATGAATACCTACAAGCTGAAAAGACCACTGCTGAACACGCACAGGCATTTCAGCAGCTGTGTTCACGTTGGGGTGTTGAAGTTATTTTTATTGACTCGGCAGCAGCACAATTTGCTAGTGACCTTGCTTATCAATACGACTTATCAACCACCAAAGCCAAAAAAGATGTGCTACCCGGAATTGCCTATGTGCAAACACTGGTAGCACAAGGACGCCTTAAAATTGCTCCACATTGTACAAATGTCCTGGCCATGTTTGATCAGTACCGCTGGGACCAGCGTGAAGGTCTGCAAAAGGAACGCCCACTGCACGATGAATATTCACACATGGCCGATGCAGTTAGATACGCACTTTATACGTACACAGTTTAGGTAAAGAAAATATTACCTTGACATTTTTCTGCCTATACTGTATAATACTAGTAATTGCAACAAGTATGCCAAGAAGATTTTTCTGGCACAAGGGATAATAATGACACAAGAACAATACAATAATTTACTACAAAAAGCTTTTGCGTCAGAATATGCTTTTTACTTAAAAGCGCAAAACTTTCACTGGAATGTAGAAGGTTATTTGTTCCCGCAATACCACGAATTTTTCGGTCAAATCTACCAAGAAGTTGGTGGATCAATTGATACGTTTGCTGAACAGCTGCGTGCAGCCAGACTTTATGCACCTGCAGCTTTTACTGTGCTTGAAGAACTAAGCGATGTACGCGGCCAAACTGGCACAATTGATGGTATGCAGATGACTCAAGAATTATTGCTTGATTCAGATATGCTAGCCGAAATGTTTAAAACAGCGTTTATAGCAGCAGAAGACATGGGCGATTTTGGCTTATCAAACTTTTTTGCTGATCGTCAAGATGCACACCGTAAACATTCATGGATGTTGCGCTCAACATTAAAGTAAATGGCAAAAAATACAAATAAACGGATACCAGTAAAATGGGTACGTGATCGAGCTAAAGCAGCTTACGAGAAACAAGACCACTGCTGTATCTGTGATACATCCAGCGATCTTGAATTGCATCACTTACATTCCGTTACCATACTGTTGGAAAAATGGGCTGAACGCAAAGGCTATGACATTTCTACTGATGATGGTATTCTAGCTGTAAGAGACGAGTTTATCGCAGAGCATCACGACGAGCTGTATGTACAGGTTTACACCCTTTGTAACCCTCATCATGTTGCGCTTCATGGTGTTTATGGTAAAGCTCCAAAACCTGGGTCAGAACCGAAACAGGCTCGATGGATCGAGATACAACGCGAAAAATTCCTAAATGGTGGTCGTGCTATACCCAAAACAAGTTCAGGTAGTTTTTTCTCAGAATTTATCTAAAGGGAAATTATGAACTGGTTTCAAAAAAGCGCTGGTTGGGTACGCGAAAAGCTAAACCCCGCACAAATAAGAATCGCACAAGAAAACGGTAGTCGCATTGGTACTACCGCTAAAATCGGATATCAAACTGCTTT